GCCGGCCAGTTCCGTCCCCAGGATGGTCGCAAGGATGGCATTGCTGATACCGGCTACTGGTTCATTGATGCCGCACTCGCCAGCCAGGTGATTGCCCGCGCCAAAGGCCGGGCCACACAGATCTGCATCGACTACGAGCACCAGACCCTGCACAAGGAAAAGAACGGCCAGCCCGCACCTGCCGCTGCCTGGATCGACCAGGGTTCGCTTGAATGGGTAGAAGGCGAAGGACTCTTCGGGCGTGCCGTACTGACGAGCCGGGCGTGCGAACTGATTGCCGGCGACGAGTATCGCTACTTCAGTCCGGTGTTCATCTTCGACCCCGCGACTGGCGCCGTGCTGGATCTGCGGCTTGGCGCCCTGACCAACACTCCCGCGATCGATGGCATGCAGCCCCTGCAGGCTGCTGCCACTTCCGTTTTTGCCGCAGATCTTGCGGCACTTTCCCAGCAACTCAACCCAGACTCAGAGGATCACATGGAAGAACTTCTTGAGCAGTTGCGCTGGATGCTCAATCTGCCGGTAGGCGCCACGGCGGACGACATCAAAGCGCAGTTGCAAAAACTCATTGAACAGATCAAGACCGACAACCCCGAAGCCACTGCTGTGGCTTCGTTCAGCATCGCCACGCTCTTGGGCAACCAGGCTGGAAAGATTGCCGCACTCTCCCAGCAGATCAACGCTGCTGGAGCGCCGGACCCGGCCAGGTATGTCCCGCTGACGGTGATGAAGGATCTGCAGGACCAGATCGCCGCACTGTCTACGCAGCTCGGTACCGACAGTGTTGCGAAAGTGGTTGACGACGCAATCGCTGCCGGCCGGTTGCTAACGGTGCAAGCACCGTGGGCACGTGAGCTGGGCCGCACGAACATGGCCGCCCTCAACCAGTACCTGCAGTCCGCGCCGTGCATCGCTGCACTGACCGGCAGTCAGACCAATGGTCGTGCGCCCATTGCGGAGCCCGGCAACCAGATCGATGAAGCCGTGCTGGCCGTGTGTTCGATGTTTGGCAATGACATCGATGAGGTGCAACAGACCATGAAGGGAGGCAAGTGATATGACTGCAACCACGCAGGATCGCAATACCGCGATGAAAGACGGTGAGCTGGTCGGCGTGCCGGTCGCCGCTGGGGCTGTCATTCCGGCCGGGGTGATCGCCGTCGCGAATGCCACCGGCTTCGCCACCAATGGCGCCACCGCGCTGAATCTCACCTACCTGGGCCGCTGCGAAGAAGCCATCGACAACACGGGTGGCGGCGATGGTGCTGTTTCCGTGCAGGTGCGCCGTGGCAAGGCGTTCAAGTTCGACAACCATGCCACCGATCCCGTCACGCAGGCGAGCCTCGGCAAGGCCTGCTACATCGCCGACAACCAGACGGTTGCAGCGACTTCCGCCACCAATACCCGCAGCGCTGCCGGCATCGTCCTTGGGGTCGATTCCGATGGTGTGTGGATCCTGTAAGGAGAGCACGCAATGCTCGTGAATGGACAGACCCTCAAGGCGATCTTCGTCAACCTGAAGACCACGTTCAACAATAACTTCGCGGCTGCCCCGACGGTATGGGCCCAGGTCGCAATGGAAGTTCCCTCAAGCGGCAAGCAGAACGACTATGCCTGGCTGAGCAACTTTCCGAAGATGCGCAAGTGGATTGGCGACAAGGCATTGAAGGCGCTGTCGGCCTCGAAGTACTCGATCGTCAATGACGATTTTGAAGCGACGGTCGAAGTTGATCGCAACGACATCGAGGACGACAACCTCGGCATCTACAAGCCACAGGCCGAAATGGCAGGTTACTCTGCCGCGCAGCTTCCCGATGAACTGGTGTTTGCTGCGGTCGATGGCGGCTTCACGACGCCCTGCTATGACGGGCAGTACTTCTTCGACGCGGATCACCCCGTGGGCAAGGGCACTGTCAGCAACAAGGGCACCGCGCCGCTCGACTGCAGCACATTGGCAAAGGCTCAGGCAAGTTATGGTGCAGCGCGCACGGCGATGGGCAAGTTCAAGGACGATGAAGGGCGCCCGCTGAACATCCGCCCGAACGTTCTGCTGGTGCCCCCTGCACTGGAAGACATGGCAACGCTGCTGGTGACGGCCGAGCGCTTTGAAGACGGCAAGCCCAACCCCTACCGCAATACCGCGACGGTGGTGGTGGCGCCCTGGCTGACCTCCGATACCGCCTGGTATCTGCTCGACACCAGCAAGCCGGTGAAGCCGTTCATCTATCAGCCGCGCAAGAAGCCGGATTTCGTCCAGCAGATTGATCCGAATGCCGATGACGTGTTCAACCGCAAGAAGTTCAAGTTCGGTGCAGAAGCCCGCGCAGCGGCAGGGTACGGGTTCTGGCAGCAGGCTTACGGTTCAACCGGCACGGGAGCCTGATGATGGCGGGCAAAAAGGCAAACACGGCGGCAGCAGACGGCAGTGAAGTGGCGCCGACGCACTACCAGGTGCAGGCGCTGCCGGCTGTAGGTTTCCATCGCGCCGGGCGCTACTGGCCCGCCAGCCCGGTACTCGTCCCGGCCGAAGAGCTGAATGAGGAGCAGCTCATCGCCCTGATGACGGAACCCGCGCTGCTGGTGCTGCCGGTTGTGCAGGCCGAAACCGGATCCGCGCAATGAACTATGTCACCACCACGCAACTGGCTGATCGTCCCGGCCCACGCGAGCTGGCTCAGGTGGCAACGCCCGAGTCCAGCAAGGTGGTGGCAGACAGCCTGATGCTCGCCACACTGACAGGCGCAGATCGCGCTGCATGGCCCACCGCCGAAATCGCCGTGGCCGATGCTGCGCTGGCGCGGATCAGCGCGGCCCAGGCAGATACCGATGCGCTGATTGATGGGCATCTGGCCTGCCGCTATGCATTGCCCCTGGCGGTTATTCCGCCTGTGGTGACGAGCTGGGCCCGGGCGATCGTGCGCTACAAGCTGCATGCGAACAGGATCTCGGATGAAAAGACAGATCCGATCGCACGTGACTACCGCGATGCGCTCAAGTTTTTGAGTGCCGTCCAGGCTGGCTCGTTCAGCCTCGGTGCTCAGGATCCTGTCGTCACTGGTCCCGAAACGGATGTACGTTTTGCTTCATCTCCGGTTGTGTTTGGGCGCGATCAGATGCGGAGCTTCAGATGAGCAGTACATCCTCATCCAGTTCTGCACCGTTCGACACAGGCTTGGTGATTGACCGCCTCGCAACTGCCGGTGACGTGCTCTCAGAGTTGCGCGAAATCAAAGGGGTCGCGGGCTATTCGGCGGTCAAGTCGTTGCGTGATTTTCCGGCACCGGCAGCGTATGTGCTGCTCGCCTCTGAGCGCGGCACGCCAGGGCCTGGAGCATCGACAAGGCAGAAAGCGGACGTCGTCGTTGGGATCGCGCTGGCAGTACGCAACTGGCGCGATGCCGCTGAAGAGCGGGAGGAACTGAACCGGTTCCTTGGTGCGCTGCGCGAACGTCTGATTGGATGGGTGCCTGATCTGCCAGGTGCCCGTGGGTTCGAGTTCATCCAGGGCGACCTGATGGACTACGACGACTCGACGCTGCTGTGGGTCGAAGTCTATGGGACGCAACACTTTATCGGAGCACGCAATTGATCATCAAAACTCTCAAGCCGCACAAACATGGCGGCACCCCGATCCCGGTGGGGTCGGAACTCGATGTCTCGGAAGCTGAAGCCCAGTGGCTGATCGGCCAGGGGGTGGCCGAGGCCGTCACCAAAACCACGAAAGCGAAGGAGTAAGAGATGAGTTTGTATTCGTTTCAGGGAAAGGTTTATGCCGGTGCGCGCTCTAGCGCCGGCAAGTGTCTGAACCCCCAGTGGGTAGGAGACGCTACGCTGTCGATCAAGCTCTCGACGGAAACCAATGACCACACCGAGTCGTTCAGCGGCCAGCGCCAGCTATATGGTCAGATGAACAAGAGCACAAAGGCCGAGGTGACGCTCACGCTGTTTGAATGGCTGGCGGGAAATATCGCCCTGGCGCTTTACTCGAAGAAAATTTCGGCAGAGGCCGGCACCGTCAGCGGCGAGGTTTTCCCGGAGGGTCTGGCTGTCGGCGACAACGTCAAGCTGGATCACGCACTCGTTTCTAACGTGCTGCTCACGGATTCGGCCTCCAGCCCCGCACCCTTGACGCTGGATCAGCATTACCGGGTTGCCTCTGCCAATGCTGGCCTCATCGAGATTCTGAACCTGGCCGCGTTCAAGCAGCCGTTCAAGGCCGCTTATGGCTACACGGCAGCGGAGTCGTATGCAATGTTCACGCAGGCGCCGCCCGAACGTTACCTGATCCTGGATGGGATCAACACTGAAACCCAGGAGCCGGTAATCGTGCATCTGTACCGGCAGAAGTTCCAGCCGGTGGGTGAACTCAATCTGCACTCGGAGGACTACGGTAGTCTGGAGCTGACCGGCGCATCACTGTTCGATTCGGTCAATGCCGCCGATGACGCCCTGGGTGGGTTCGGCCGCATCGAAATGAAGGCGGCCATCTGATGGCCCGCCTGATCAGGCAGACACGCCGGAGCAATGATGCCGGCACCGACGATCTGGATATCGTGATCGCCGAGGATGTGCTGCAGATCGGCGGGCGCGAGGTGCACGTGCGAGAGTATTCGCTCGTGCAATCTCTGCGCCACCGCGCAGACCTGAATGCTCTGGTGGAGGCGCTGCGCAGCACGTTCGCCAGCGCAGGCACGGATAACTCACTGGAGACCATCCTCGACATCATGAGCCAGCAGGAGCCACTCGTGCTGCGCCTGGTGGCTTTGTCATGCGAACAGCCGGTGGATTGGATCCAGTCACTGCCGACGGCGGATGGCGAGCAGCTGCTGTTTTCCTGGTGGACGGTCAATGGCGATTTTTTCGTGAGAGCGCTAGTCCGGCCAGCAATTCAGAGAGCCGCACTCGCTGGGCTGATGTCTTCGCAGCCCTCGTCGCAGCCGGACACGACCCAGAGCGCCTCCCTCACTACACCGCCCGCAAGTTGAACCTCTACTACGACGCGGCACTGCGTGCAGAGGCACGTCAGCGCGCAGACCGCATCCTGGACTTTAATGCAGCCACCGTTGGCGGCCCCTCTACTGATAAGCATGTGAAAGAACTGTATGGCCGGTCAAAATCTTGAACTCGCGCTCCGGATCAAGGCCGACCTGGCGGAAGCGGTTGCAGAAGTCCATACCCTGACCGATGCGACCACGGCTTCTGCAACGGCGGCGCAGTCAGCCACCACGAATGAGACTGCGCATGCTGCCGCTATCGACAAGACATCGACGGCTGCGGCTACCGCAGCGGGAGAGACGCAAGGTCTGTCGGAGGCAGCCGCCGCCGCTGGTGCAGCAGCCAAAACCGCTACGACGGCGGAGACGGCACACTCTTCCGCGATCAATAAATCTTCCGCAGCGGCAGGCACCGCCACGACAGAAGTACGGGGCCTGACAGATGCCACCCAGGCATCTGCGGCCGCAGCGAAAGCTGCAGGCGCAGCAGAGAACGCGCGAGCATTGGCTGCCACCAAAACTTCGACTGCCGTAGCTAACGCCGCAAAGCAGGTCAATCAGTACGGTCTCACTGCCGGGCAGCAGATGCAGGCTATGCGCATGCTGCCCGGCAGTGAGAC